ATCAAAACCCTCTGGTGTAGCCCATACAGCAGCTTTATTATTACGATCAAAAGCATTGGGATGGTATAAGTATCTTCCTATGCCGAACAAGACAGCAGCCCTCTTAAGAGCGTCACTGATGCCACCCTTTGCACCTTCAATATTAGAATCATCAGCACCATCTGACTTAGTAATCCATGTTCCATCTATATTAACAGACAGTTCACATATCATACGATTGCCAATCCAATGGTACTTAGTCTGCCAATTAGAAATACCAACAACCTCGTCTAGCCTATCCATTACATTTCTAGCATCAATATAAGCTAACTCCTTACTACCCCCACCTTTTCTAAACTTAACCTTACCTTCTGGAAAAGGCCTTTTAAATGCCATCTCTAAACTATTCATTAGTATTTATTTTCCCTGTATTTTTTTAGTGAATCAAGATACTCTCTGAAGTTATCCTCCCTATCTTCTTTCTCTAAGTTATCAAGCCATAAGTTATACCCCTCTTCAAACTCCTCTTGTTCTAATGATTGTTGTTGTTCCCAGCCCATAATCAAAACTCTCCCTTGGTCATGCTCGCTGGATTGTAGAACCCAGCCTCAATAAGAGTTGCTTCAACTCTCTCCATGTACTCAGCGAACTGCTCAACATTTAAACCAGATGTTTGTATAGCAACCTCCACTGCCTCACCATCCAAGTTTGTAACTGTGTTAGTACCCAGGATCTGAACACACATAACAGAGTGTAGTTCATTAGCAGTATACCCTATTTCATTTGCAGCCTCCCTAATAATATGCCAGTACCTATTGTTCTGATCTATAGATCGTTGATTCTTTTTATTGTACGGTCTTATTATAACTTCATAAGGCTCATTAGAATGAGATAATTGTTTAATATAATCTACACAATTATTCTTTTCATGTAAGTTATACAATTTAAATCTCTTTACTTTTTTGTCCATTCTATTATACCATATTCAAAAGCACGTCCTATTGTTTGCAAGCACCATCTCATTTGTGTTTCCTTATCTATCTCCCCGCTATGACATTCAGCATGGTGAGTGTAGCATACTGGTAACGTAAAATAATCTGGCGCTTTCTTACCCATCCCCGCACCAAGAGCCTGAACTCTAAGGTGGTGAGCCTGTGAATCTTGACCGCAGTATATACATGGTTGATCCGCTACCCACTCAAGGTACTTACGACTCTTCACTTAACCCTCCTGTAAGGATTGAATACTCTTTGTAACTCTAGTTCCCATTCTTCTACAATAGGAATAAGATAGTTAAAATAATTATACTTAATATGTCTATAAAATATATGTCTTTCTCCCTTTATATACAAACCCCTAGACCTATCGGACATTTGTTTTTTACCTACACCATCACATAAATCACATTTGTATAGTTTATCTAGTATGATAACCTCTTTTCTTCCATTGCATTTAGGACATATAGATGGATTAACCATCTCATATAAAACAAGATTAGCTACATCAAATATATTATCATCGGATATTGTTTTATTCCATTTTAATTCCTTTGCTTTTTTATATATTTCATTTACTAATTTGTTATGCCATTTGTGTTCTAAGCAATACTTATACCTAGCGTAACAACCACTTAGATAACTTGCCTTTGCTAACGTAGCCGCCACATCCTCCCAAGCAGGGCCAGAGTTTGTACTCCAAATACTGTTTGATTTTATTGTTAAAGACTTAAGTGCTTCCAGACCTGACATCAAATATTTCCTTATAGATTGTAGTTGTTGGCTTAGTTGTACCCATTATTTCTCCTGTTTCATAATAATTTTGATACGCTTCACAAGCAGTTTTCTTTTGAGCGCAATACTTCCAACTGAGGCAAGGATTGCATGGAGATTGTTCGCTTGCTATTGCTCTTGCTAAATTAAAGTACTCACGTTTCATTTTAATTTCTCCCTAAAATCCTTAGCCCTAAAGACTATAAGTGTGTCATCAAAAGCGGTACCATTTTCTTTTATGAATACAACTGGTACTGTTCCGTTCCTAGATGATGCAACAGCTTGACGCATAGCATCCTTAATCCACTCAGGAATCTTCTTCCTATACTTACATTCAATGGATAGTGTATTGCTTGTAACATCTGGTGCGCTTCCTCTTGTCCTGCCAGTAACTGGTACACGATCAGCATCATCGCCTAGTTCGGTAAGGAATTCTGCAACCCAACGTTCAAACTTTTTCCATGTCTTATCCATAGTTTAATATCTTAGCGGGTACTTCTCTAACAGCATTGCTTGGTAAATGATATGTTCCTGTCCTCCAATTATAAGTTAACTCCACGTTTCCTAACTGCCCATCCTGTTTAAACCTAACTTTCTGCACATGAACTTCAATGATTGAATCATTCTTTGTAAAGTCCCTCCATACTGTAATACAGTTATCAGATTTGTCACGCCATCTGGCTGAACCACTGATATCATACGGTGTTGGAATAGGAATGTTACCATTCTTATCTCTGTATAGTTTAGCAGGGTGAGCCACAATCCATAAATGAATACCATACTTTCTTGCAAACTGTCTCATCCTCTTGAGTGCTACTGAAATGTACTCTGTTTCGTTCTGTCCATCTCTTCGCAGATGTTCTAACTCATTCCAAGGATCAATAACTAATCCACGTATACCCTTGGTAAGAACCAATCTCTTTGCTGATTCTAATATAACATCAATAGACCATTCCTTATCATCCTCTGGAAGTATCCAAGTAAAGTGTTTGGTTAACCAACGCTTACCCTCCTCAAGTTTGTTCTTGTCCATGCAAGGTGTCGGCCCATCAAAGAATGGTTGACCCGCCCACTTCTCAATAACCCTAGCCATGTGATCTTCAAGTGGCTGATTCTCTGGTGAAAAGATACCGAAGTTCCAGCCCTCCCTCTTTGCTATGTTGACCATCATTGCATCAAGCCAATTAGATTTACCACTACTAGGTATACCTGTTAGCACTGTGAATGCCCCAGGCCTTACCAAGTAATGAGCATCCATTGTTTCCCATCCAGTGCTTACACCTTTTTCAATGTCACCCTCATATAATCTATTGATTGAGTCTGACAAATGAGTAGCACTGTAAGTACCTGCTATTGGGTACGGCTTAGCATGGTCGATACATTCAGACAGTACAGTTTTACCATGCTTAACCAATACATCATTAGCATCCTTACAACCCTCGGGCCACACAACTCTGTAACACTTGTCTTTACCTAGTCTGCGGGATAGTTCATTCTCAAGCTTACTTCCTGGCTCATCATTATCTACAGCAATAATGAACTTGGAAACTATATTAAATTTTTCTTTGTGTAGCCACGGGTCATTAAGATACTCAAACTTTGAGGAGTAATCAGAACTATTAACTGGTGGTGCGCCATCGGGAACACTAACACAAGTTCTAATCCCTGCCTCCCACAATGATAACTTATCTATCTCACCCTCAACAATAACACAACTAACATCGTTACCTACTATGTCATCAATACCGTACAAGTGTCGCTGTGCACCAGCCTCTAAACGAAAATGCTTTTTGTTATCTCTATACTTTACATTAATTAATTCCTTGTTTCTATAGTAAGGGAACGCAATAGACTGTGCCATTGATTCAATCTGTGGCATATATACTTTACGTTCACTTATATTATTTTCTTCTAGTGTAGATATACTAATACCCCTGTCAGAAAACCACTTGATTACTGAAGAACTTAAGTCTACTGTAGGCAGTGGATCTGGCTTGATAAACTTAGGCTTTCTCCAGTGCAATACATCAGAACCTTTATCATCACCTTTGGCTAGACTTCCTGACCAACCACAATGGTGACACAACCACACCCCTTCATCAATGTTTACTGATAAACAAGTTGCTTTCTTCTTCCTTCTTTGTCCTGAACATCTAGGGCATTGAGTATTTACTTGCCCGCTGCTACTACGAGCAGGGATATTTATATCAAAGTCGCTATATGTTTTTTGCATTTAATCTCTTCCATTCTTTCCATTCAATTACATCTGAAATTGCTAGGTTTAAATCTTCAACAGAATCGTATTCACCACCATCATAATAATTATACCATACACCTTTGCCACTATGATTAGTAATAATAAACTTCCATTTATTTTCCATAGTTCTATATCGTTCTGCTCCCCAAGTAGTATCACCTATTAGTTCAGATAGATTAAAAGAACTACCCTTACCCCATGTTACTTTCATAACCCTTCCTCTCAAGATATCTATTTTTACTTTGCTTAGCATCTCGATGAGACATTAATTGAGTGATAAGAAAATCAACATCATGCCAATCTAAAAGAATTGCGCTATGCTCATCTCCAGAAAGAGGGTCAGCATTAGATGTTATATATAAACCAGAGTTACCATCTTTATATTTATGTTCCCTTATATCTATAATCATTTTATTTTTCCTATATATATTATAACATACTTACATTGAGTATCCGAAAGGATTATTATTTGTACTATCCATTATAGCACATGACTGAAGTAGATCGAACCCTCTCATTCTAAGTCGAGTCATATCATTCATGATTGCGTTATCATTACCATCATCAACACTAATAGATGTTTCATCTAACAAGTACATGAGTATATCATAATCCTCTGGTGTTAAATCTATCTCGTCATTAAACATTTCAGTTTGCATTTTTATATTTACTCCTTAGTTTAGACATATGATACCCCAAGCAACTATCTGGTAAATCTTTTATGATACTTAGGGCAAGTCTTTCTGCTTGTTGTATATCTTTAATATCACTAACAAACCTTGCAACACTAAGCTTTCTAATGACTCCTGAGTTTGGTCCAGTGCCATATGTTCCTGCTACTTTTGGTCTAAATAACTCAACAACGAAGTGAAACTTTCTGGTATCCACCCCTCTAAACGTAGCGTTTAACTGACCCCACTCAACCTTGAAGTCTCCGTCAAGCCTAGCCTTAGTCATCTCTGTAAAATGTTTTGGGGTTAAGTGTTCTTTCAGTGGCTTATCATCAGCAAATTTAGACTCACCTCTAGTACATTTTTTACCACCATCTATTGTACCATCTGGTTTAAAAGTAATGCGATCCTTTTGAAGTTCCCAAACATTACTAACATCATAGTGCACTCGTCTAACATCTTCATCTATCTCATATACAGCATATCTTTTATTGTTAGCAGTATATATATGTATTGATTGAGGTAAAAACTTAAGAAGATCTTCCTCTATATTATGATAATAATAATGTGTTTTATTAGCGGGTGTAAAGTCAACATCAATACTATCATCGTTATAGTATTTAATCCTTGTCATCAAACCTCTTTCTTCTTCCGAGTCATTTCTATATGACATCTCTTGCTTAATAGCATACCCATCATCTTCTTTTTGAAGCACTAATGAACTTCGGGTGCTATGATAATAGTTTAATCTGGCTAAACTTGTCTCATACTCATGAAACTTTATAAGAGATTCTTTAGTTTTAAAATCTGAATGTACAAAATCGCTATGACTATTACTCATTTTATTCTCCTGAGTTTTCTACGTTAATTACATCTCCAAATGGTACACTAAGCGCTGTTCCCTCGTCGCCATAGTTTACCCAAATCACTGGGTAGTCTGGCTCGTATGAAGGAAAAGAACCATACAAATCAGTTAGATATATAAGTACACATGGACTCTCATCATTCTCTACAACCCAATCAAACGCAGGCTCGAAGGCAGTACCTCCTCGACCAACTACATTTAATGCTTCTGGTATATCAAGTGCTTGGAATCTATGTATGTTTTGTACCTCAGTATCTACATCCATAATAATTATCTCATCAACATCACAATCCTGTGCTACTGAAACAATCTCTGACCATGCTTGAATAAGTATATCTGTATTCATTGAACCGCTAGTATCTACAGCGAATATAATCTTACGCAAGCCATCTATCTTTTGAATGGATGGTAAGTATAACTCATCTGCAATAAACTTTCTCTGTGGTCTCTTCCAACTGTGCTCATCCCTCATTGGCTCCCTTGCTAACTCAGCAAGTTCATCAGCCCATGATACTTTTGGATTGCGTATCTCATCTATGATCTCTTTGAACGCCCCGGGTACACTACCACGCTGAGTGCATGAGTTTGCAGCAGATAATATCTTCTGCTTCCACTCATTCTCCATCTCTTGTTTCTTACCTTCACCCTCACCATCCATGTCAGTGAAGTGTCCAGTGCATGGCATATCATCAAGAGATTGTATAGATATGTTAGGATTATTACCCTCTAATATATCATTGTAAACAGCATCAGTATTCCAGTCAAAGTTATACTTCTTGTCATACAATACATCTTCTGGTGGCTTCATACCCTCATCAACTAACTGATAGTTAATTACATAGTCACCTGCAATATTCCATAGCGTAGGATCTCTATGTGCTCTCCTAGTTAGATGGAAAAAAGCGGGGTGCATAACCTCATGCAGTAATACAAACTGAATGTCATCCATACTAAGTTTGTTAAGGAAATCATCGTTATAAAAAATACTCCTCCCATCAGTAGCAAATGTAGGTATCTCATCCTTGCGAACTATCTCCATTGACAAAAGTAAATGACCAAAGAAAGGGAAGTCCATCAACGCTCTTGATCGTGCAATCTCTAACTTACGAGCCGAATCCATACAGTTTCTCCATTGCTGTTAGTGGTTGTTCTTGGTTATCTGCCACATCATTAACAAAAATCATCTGCAATACCTTGCGAGCATGATTAATAGCACGAGTCTGAGCAGGCTTGTTACCTCTTAGCGAGGCTGGTACAAACAAAAGATTATCTTTCATATACTGTTGTATATCTTTTAGTTTATCATCATTAGTAAAGTTAAGGCAATCAATAATTCTAATAAGATGATTCAATCCATCAATCCTAGTCTCACATATCCTAGGATTATCCTTGTCTAACACACTAATCAAACCATTCATCTCATCTTTAATCTTATTATATAAAGACTCAACAGATGATTCTAAACTCTCATTCATACTCTGCTCTACCTCATCCTTGATGCGCTTGGCTTCTATCTCACTCAGTCCAGTAAGCATCTCAAGACCATGAGCAGACGGCACTGGTCTAAGAAACTTCTTCATCTTAAACTTGGCTACAAAGTCCTCAACATCTGGATAGTCATCGTATCTAAACATACCACCACTATCATTGAGTCTTTTCTTAGCCTCCTGCAAAGCCTCGTGATACTTGCCGTTAACCAATTCATCTTTGGCTGTTTCCCATTCACGCTCAGCATCACGCCATATCTTACTGATGCTCATGATACGATTGTTAGGTAACAGATAAGTATTATCACTGTCATGCAAGTATGGCAAGGTGTTCTGCTTTACTGCTTGCTCTACCTTACGCTTGATATCTTGGAAAGGTTTAATATACTTCTGTGCTATAGTAATCTTGTTGAAGTTACCAGATGCTTGACTACCACCACTTACATTGTAGTCATCCGCTATCTTACTTGATACCTCCTTGTCTACCTTACGCCCAGAAGTGATACTAAAATCTACCTTAAACAACATTGCTTTATTTTCTAGTTTCATTTGTATTATCCTAATACGATATCGACATTATCCATAGCCCACTGACCAAACTCAGGTGTATCTTGAATCTCTGGCTTGATCTTTCTGGCTTCCATGATACTTGTTACAGCATACTCGCTTGGTAAACGACCAAGATACTTCATCACATTACCCATGTTATCAACATTAATCCAGTGTGCTAACCCTACAGCAATAGCATACTTTGCACTAGGATTCTCTGGGATCATAGTTTTCATAGGATTCTTGATGCAATCCTCTGGGTCTGGCACTTGATCTGCTATCTTCTCGTGGCTTATAAACTCTGCAGCAACACCCTCCCCAACAAGAGAAGCATACAACTGAAACCTTATCGAATCACTTGGATTACCTTGCCTTACTTGAGAAAGTTTGTACCATGATCTAGGCGTAGGTCCGGCCCATGAGCCACCCTTTTTGGGAAGTTGATGTATCAAGTCAGAGTGCGACTTAAGAAATGATGTTACGATAGTATCCGCACCCTTCTTAATAAAGTAAGTGATGATCTCTGACGCATCAACAATCACCTCAGCATGGGCAAACCTGTCCTTGAGTGGGGCAGATAGACCACGATTAATACCGCCATGCTCTTTCTTGTTTCCCATTGCTACTATATGCCAACCATCTGGCAATACATAAGAGCCAACTCTACGCTCAAGAATTAGTTGTTGAATAGCAGTTAGCACTGCAGTCGTACCATCAAGAACCTCATCAAGAATAAACAAACCTGTCTTACCATCTCTATCCTCATCGGGTAGCAAGTCTGGCGTAGCAAAACGAGTGCGCCCATCTAGCACTTGAGGCACACCCATTACATCTACTGGATCAAGTTGAGATACCCTGACATCTTTTACATTACCTAAAAGTTCTAGCCCAGTTTCAGTAACCATCTCTGTCTTACCAATCCCTGGCAGTCCAGTAAACAAACAAGTAAAATCATGCTCATGTGATGCTCTTAAAAACTCAGGGATTTGACTAGGTGTTATAGTAACTTCTGACATTACATTGCTCCGTTAGTTGTAGGAAATTTTAGTTGGTAAAGAGTACATAACCAATGCGGAAATGTACTTATCTCTTTGATTATTAACAGCATAATGGGCGGTCTTATCATTAGTTCCCAATCGCCATACCTTAATCTCTCTGCCTTCATGTATCTCATCAAACAGCATTGGCACTTTAGAAAGGTCATCATACTCCGCATCTTCTTCATCATAGATGTCATCGTCATACTCAGATACACTCATTCTTGATGTCCTCCCATGTTTTGCCAGAGTCTACCATACTCTGTTGCTGTGCTTCTAGTTCGGACTCGGTGACGCAAACCTCTCGCTTACTTCTTTTGCCTTCTTTTCTAGCGTCAATCTTATCCTGACGCGCAATCATATCAGAAAAGATCTTTAGTTTTTCTTTCTCTGTTAATTGCTTGCCATCCAGATACTCTCCCGCAAAGTTAAATACCATTTGTATTTCTCCTTACTACCCTATATGGCTAGGGCGTTGCCTCTCCACGATACCGTGGAATCTTGTCTTAGCAATGAAACCCTCATTGCCTTTGATCGGAATGTTCACCCAGTATTCATACCTAGGCTCAATTATATAGTCATGTCTGTAATCTTGGCACAAATTAATCCAATCATTACTATTCTCTGGGCATTTACCATTATCTTTAGGCGGTAACTGTGAGTTGGTTAGATTAAATATCACAAACTCCCTCTCGTTAGACTCCGCCATCGCTATCAATCTGACCCATTCGTCCTCACTGGAAGACCATCCGCTAACCAAGTGATAGCCCCAAGCATCCTCCCATCTTCTGCCCAATAAAGCATTGCTTTTGTTCAGGTTTAGTAATTGTGTTTGCCTGCTCTCACCACCCTTAAATCTTAACTTGCAATCCAAAAGATTTCTAGATAGCCAAAGAATAGCGCTGTAATTAAGCAAGAGCCGGAAAGAAATACGATGATTTGTTACGTTTTCTATGTACCCGCTATCAACTACAGCACCATATTCCTTCAGATACATTACATTCTCAGACTTGGAGAATGCGTAAGCAAAACTGACAAGAGCATCTAATCTTTTGAGCAATTCATGAGAATATTTCTCATTATCATACGCTACTTGTCGGGGCCAGTGCTTTCTATGTCTCATATCTTGTACCATTCGGGTCTTATTGCGGGCCATTTCCATTGAGCCATGTACGCTTTTGCACCACAATAGTAGTTACGATACGCTTTTGTAGTGCTTTTATCCTTGTATTCGTCTGGCATACACTGAGGTGGGGGTGAAAATCCTGCGTCTGGCATATTATCTGGCACTTTACGCAGTGCATCTAACAATTCTCCTGATTTATGTGGTGGTTTTTTGGTATAACGGCGCAGTTTCTCGTCAAGCAACGCTTCAAAATGAGCAATTAGCCACTCATAATGTTGCTTAGAACTACGCGCCCATACAGTTGAGGGGTGATTGAGGTGTGCAACCTTGTACAATCCGTGATTGTCCGCATAATCGTCACCGTCAAGGTGTCTATGTGCGGTGCTCAATATCTGTGCAGTTTCTAACGGCATCTTAACTATATGCTTGTTGCATAACTGAACAGCAGATATCACTGGGTCATCGTCTACATAAAATATATTCATGAGAACAGTACAAGTACCAGTATTGAGCAAGATATCATAAGCGAGTACATAACAAATACATCCATTTTAATCTCCTTGTTTTTATTATTACAGCGTGACGTACAGCGTAGCGCACACGCTAAGAGATATTACTGTGATATTCATCACAACCAATCCAATTGGCATAACAGAATGACCTCAGAATATCCCGCACAAGGTCGCAGGGAGCATGAAAAACGTGTTCCCTAGACATATAGCAGGGGTTAGTAGTATGTACCCACAGGGTACGGTAGGTTACAACTCAGGAGCAGTTATTGACAGTCATACTCAGGACTGATTACCGGAATTACTATCTAAATCTCTGCCTCGCTATCCTAGGCGGGACATGACTAGACTTAGTTCGTTTAGTCTTAATATTAGACTTAACTCTAGGCGTTTTTTGTGCGGGTATAACTTCAATCCACACGCCTACCTCTTTATCGTAGTACATTTTCCTCCTCTTATGATGTTATCTGTGAGAATCACACTGTTTCCAGTGTGAATCCCGCTGACTATGCCGCTTCTGACCACTCCTCCATTTTGGCAATTCTTTCGATAGTCTGATTGAGTTCGCCGATTGCGTCATATGCTTCGATGACTTGATCTCGCGCTTCATCAGAGTGCTTCTCGATATCTGCCGTGGTTTTCTCGATAAGTTTCTTTAACTGCCAGATACTTAGCGATGATTCCACCTCGAAGTCGTACCATTTGCGGGCATGAAGTGTAACCATATCAAACTCGAACTCAGACTTTTTTGCTTTCTTGAAGCGTAAGTTTTCTTTATCCCAGTTAACTTGGCATACCTCCGACACGAAGCCGATAAGTTTTTGCTTATTAACTCCGTCGCACTTTGTAATACCCTTCACAAGCATAGATAGGTATGTACTATCGCCATGCTCAGAGTAGTGCCATGCGGACGACACGAACAGTTCTTGCACCTTATCTTGCCACTTAAGTGCTTGATTTACTGCGCGTTTGATTGCCGTGCCGAGGTCTTTTCCATTTTTGATGATTTCCATCGTTGCGGTGCTCCGTTTTTGTATGAATCACGGAAGTGTGATTCTCACAAATAACATTGTTCCCATTACCATATCAGTTCCCTTTCGGGTCACGAACTGGCTTGAGAATAGTGCTGAACACTAACTCTGGCTCAAGCCCCGCTAAGTCATTTTAAATACTTATCGGTATTACAGCCCATTTCGGTCTTATCGAACCCCTTGCTAATATCCACTTGTTACTAGGGAATTGCTATAGTCGCTTTCGCTTGTATAACTCCGGCTTGTGGCGATATCGTCGCCTTTGTACATTGTCGCGAGCGTTTAACGTGATTCCCTATCCCTTGAGAATTATGGGGCGTTACTCATTGCTGGCACTCACTAGCACAAAGCATATCGCTTGACTTACCTTGAGGTATGATCCCCGCTTTTTTTCTCTGGCGCGTGGGGTAACCGTAGACTGCGACTACTTTATGCGGTCTTTGGGAAGGTCTTTCGTTCCCATGCATTTAATATAGCGTACCCAGACCCGAATTGCAAATTGACTACCTATATAAGTGCTTTCTAATATACTAACCCTGTAATATAAGCATATTCGAATATTCTGAAGGTACTCCCAGAGGCGCACCCGAGCGATCCAGGTTTAGGAGTCCCGGTCCACCCGCCCATACATATAAATAAAAAAAGGCATTAACACAACATTAAGCTGATCCCAAGAGTTTATTAAGCTTTAGGTACCCCTACGTATAGGTTATTCTTTGTATATAGCTAGGGAGCATGTTTTTAGTGTTCCCTGGAGGTGTAGAATTGAAATTGGATGGGGGTATATCTATTGGTTATTGTCCCCCTATGGAATATTATATTATGTTTACCTATATGGAGTATTGTCATATCTGGCTTAGCGGCAAAATTTTGGAAAGTGCGTTGCGTGTAGGCAGTGTCCGGGGCTAAGAGACCTAGAAATTTTTGATTCCAAATTTTTTGGGGGGTATATTTTTTATAAAAAGTTATTCAAAAGTTATACACAGGGTTATCCACAGGTAAAAAGTAGGTTAAATGTATGATTATAAAGGGTAATCATAAAGTTATCCACAGATAACCCCCTCCCTTATTATAATATATATATATTTATATTACTATATGGACAAAATTGGTAAGGATTTTCTTAGGTGCCTGGCTAATAAATTTGCTAACAGATTAAAAGTGAGACACTCTACCCCCCTAATATGCTATAATATAAGTAATGAATTTGGGATTGTACCAGCACATCTCTCCCCTCCTTGTTGAGGGTCCCTTCTCCCTTCTGTTGGTACAGTCCCACCTTACAAAGGAGATTAAAATGCGTGGACCAGCAAAAATAGCAGGATCAAAGATGGGTTCAAGAACCTGTCCTACATGTAAAGGAACTGGTAAAGTTCCTGGAAAACCTAAACCCAAGCCAATGAGTAGTGGTAGTAAAGGAGGTGGACGAGGTGGCCCAGGGGATAGAGGTGGAGCAGGCAAAGGTCCAGGCGGTAGCGGCAGATCGCGAAGATCATAATTAAAATTTAACAAAGGATGTTTAAAATGGCATATGGTGATCCAGAAGCAGGCGGTAAATCAGCTCCAGGAGCTGGCAAAAGTGGCAAAAATACTGGTGGAAGACGAGGAACTCAAAACTCTAAAGCAACAGGAAAATCTGTAAGAGGAATGAAAACAGGGTCCTCATCTAATAGCGAAAGACCTTCTGCACAAAAAAAGGGCAGCGTAATGCGAGAGGCAACTTGGAACAATATGACCAAGGGTGCTCGTATGCAAAACTACGGCACGACATCATACGCAAAATATAAAGCAGGCAAGAAAGCTTCTAATATTAAAGGAACTGCAAAGTCAAACCGTCAAATGAGAGGCGGAAACGGCGGAGCAAACAGAGGATAATGGCTGTTAATCCTGTAAAGCGTAGGGAAGGCAAGGTAGTACACAACAGTGTGTGGACCACAGCAAACAAGAAGAAAGTAATTGAGATGTTTGCTTGTGGGTCTACCGTTGTTGAAGTATGCAGGTTCCTTGGTATTCATAAGTCTACGTTCTACCGCTGGCTAAAAGACGAGAGAAAGGGTGATTTTCAGCGCACCATTGAGTTAGGTATACAAGCTTCTGAAGCTTACTGGATACAGATAGGTAGGGATAACCTAGAGAATAAATCATTTAATACATCGCTATATGCATTCATGATGGTTAATAAATTTAACTATAGATCCACCTATTCCAAGCAAGAAGTAGAAAAGAAAGAAACCAAGACTACAACTGTTGAGGTTAAGAAGGCTGTTGATGTAGAGTCTATAATTGATAAACTAAACGAAAGTATGAAGGAGGAGGAGCCAAAGCTCCTTAATTAATATGCCTAAAGTCGGAACTAAAAAATTTGCTTATACCAAAGCTGGTATGAAAAAAGCTAAACAATACGCTAAATCTTCTGGCAAGAAAGTACAGAAGAAGGCTCCAAAGGGGTACTAAGATGGCTAGTACAGGCGGCGGCGGAATGGGAATGGGCGGAGGCCCTGATTCTGCTCCTGGAGGATCTAGCTCATCGTCAGGAACCGGTAATGCTCCTGGTGAGGGAATGGGAGCTGATGCATTTGGTGGAGGCGGACAAGCATCTAAAGATACCAGCACTATAGAAGGTTTTAGAGCTGCTCTTGCTAAGGCTTTAGGTCAAGTTACACAAGAACAAAAAGATACAGCTGTAGAAGCTCAAGAGGAAGCTGCAAACCAAAGAGCTAGAAATGCAGCAGTAGAGGCAAGAGATAAGGCAATAAGAGATGCTGCTGATCTTGGTGAATTGAACAGTGGTATGATGGGTATAGACAATGATGACGATAATGATAGAGGTCTTCTAGGTCCATCAATAGATGATCCTCAAGGAACTCAAAAAGGTCTTGATGCAGAACAAGCAGCAAGGGATGCAATGGAATCCAGTAGAGATGTTAATAAAAATGTTGATATAGGTATTGGTCCTGAAACACCAAAAGATGCATTTAGAAATGAAGAATCTAAAAGGATGGGCCAAACACTTGAAGCATTAGATAGAGATCCATCCCCAGAAGTTGCTAGCGCATCGCTAGATGATGATCCTTTTGGCGGCACTATGGCGGAGAAAGAAAGAGAAGCTCTTGCCTTATCTTTCGTTAATGACGCAGAAAAAGAATACGACAGAATAATGAAGGAAACAAAAGCTTTTAGCAAAGAGAGATCTCTAGCTTTAAGAAATCTTAACGCTATAAAAAATACAGATTTATTTTCTAAATCTTATGCTATTGCAAATCCATCAGCAATGAGAGACATGTTAGCAAAAGCAATGGCTTTATTTTCTGGATTAGGGCCGGCAGTATCTATTGCCAAAGCTATAGAATCAAGAGCAGTTAAAGCTGGCATGTTTGACAGAACAACTTTTGACCAAATGATGTCAGCATTGGATGACCCAGGGGCTTTTGGACCACTAGGAAATCCTTTAGGGACAGGAGGGGCTAACCAAAATAATCAAGAAAAAAAGATAAGAGATATTTTAGCGGTGGTAGAGCCTTGGACCAAAGGTTTAAATAAAAGACAAATAGAATATTATTACGATAACGAAGAAGAGCTTGATTGGGTTAGAAACCTTTACGAACAAATGAATAAAAGCGCGTCTGCTTAATGATTGAAGATCTTATTGTAATGTTAATTTTAGATTTTTTGCTAAATATTTAGGTGTAATATAATAGGTGTACAACATGGAGAAAAAAATGGTAGGTAATCAAATTAGAGCTATGGATAGAATGTTTGAGCGCATGATGGGTATGACGGGACACCGTTCACCACTTGCAATGGTAGAGTCAACAATGGACAGGATGGAGTCGATGCTTAGCTCGATTCCAACCAACAGTGAAGAGTTCACGGTATGGAAGCTAACTCCTACGACGTATAGGACTGAAGTTCAAGAAGATGGTTCCATTCTGTTCAAAGTTGTTGAAGGCAAAAAAGATAATGGTTGGTCTGAAGAAGCAAAGGGACCTGACGTAGAGAAAAAGTGAGTTTACCAGAGATATCCAAAGATGTTTTTGCTAATACAAAAAATGCTGAAGCAGCCATCAAGTTTGCTCAATGGGCACAAGGTGCAGAGTACGATCAAGTCGTTGCTGCATATGCTAAGTGTCATAGCGATCCCAATCTTGATGATACTTTTATTCGCACTCTCGGTCAGCTTGACAGGTATTATCTTGGTGTTTTCCTCTGTAACCGTCATGACATGCTTCACCCTTGGATATATGAAAGATGCCGTGAGGTCGAAAATGACAGAGATAGAAGACTCGATCTTTGGGCGCGGTTTCACTATAAAAGTACTATAATAACTTTTCTTGGCTGTGTTCAAGAAATATTATGTAATCCAGATATAACAATAGGTCTTTTATCTTTTTCTTCTAAGCAGGCTAAGCCATTTTTGCGGCAAGTTATGCAAGAGTTAGAAGCAAATGAAAAGCTTATTAATTTATATCCAGATATATTGTACGAAAAACCTAGGCAGCAAGCTCCAAAATGGGCAGAAAATGAAGGTCTTTGTGTAAAAAGAAAGTCAAACCCTAAAGAGCAGACGGTAGAAGCTCACGGTTTGGTTGATGGGCAGCCAACAGGTAGACACTTTTCGTTAATTATATACGATGATGTTGTTGTTCAGGAAAGTGTGTCAACTCCAGAGCAGATAGCAAAAACAACCACACAATGGGAGCTATCATTAAACCTTGGGTCTACACATAATCCAAGATATCAGTACGCAGGTACAAGATATTCCTACGGTGACACGTATGGTACAATTTTACAACGAGCAGCGGTAAAGCCTCGTATACATCCAGCCACACACAACGGTCAAATGGATGGAGTACCAGTGTTTCTTATGGATGAGCGCTGGGAAGAGATTAAAAAAACAACTTCTACATACACTGTAGCTTGTCAGCAGTTACTAAACCCAATTGCGGGCAGTGATGTAGCGTTTAAATCAGAGTGGTGGAGAGAGTGGGAAGTAAGACCATATACTATGAATGTATATATTCTTGTCGATCCAGCTAGCTCAAAAAAGAAAGGGTCTAACCGTACAGCTATGTGCGTTGTTGGTGTTGATTCGTTCTATAATAAATATTTACTCGATGGAGTTTGTCACAGATTAAGTCTTTCAGAGCGTTGGGACTATTTAAAAAAGTTGCGATCTAAATGGAAGATGGCCCCAGGAATTAGAGAAGTAAAAGTTGGGTATGAGAGGTATGGGGCTCAATCGGACATAGACCATTTTAAAGAAATGATGCGTATAGAGGGGCAAAGCTTTCCTGTGTACGAATTAAACTGGGTTGGTGGTGGAGGGTCACAATCCAAAAAGGATAGGATACAAAGATTAGAGCCTGATCTAAAAGATGGTTCATTTTTTTGGCCTTACCCAACAGACAATAAAAGACTTACATCTTTGCAGTTAGACGTAAAAGACAGGAAGCAAGAGTTTCTTATGTCTAAAAAAATAATGCGTAAAGATGAAAGTGGCGTTGTTTATGATTTAGCAAAATGGGTAAGAGATAACGAGTACAATCTTTTTCCTACAATTCACCCTGATTTTTTAGACGCACTATCAAGAATATACGATATTGACCCAACACCTCCAGTTATTCGCACCTACAGGAATCTGGAGCCAGAGGCAGAGGCAGCTTATTAATGGCAAGAACAAGGAGAATAGGACGACGAACTTATCAACCTAGGCGTGTAGCCTATAGGATGAGTAACGGCAAAGCTTTCTATGAAAAGCAGCCTCGCGATATTCCATATGGGGTTCTTCCTTATGTTCAGCCTACGTACTGGGTTGCTGGATATTGTGTGGATGATTAACTATGAACCATATTAAATATTTATTAGCGACTATAGCTGCATTTACCTTTGTTATGTTTATTGTAATGTTTCCCGTACTATTAAAAGCGCAAGAAAAAATGCCTGATGATATGTACGAGTTTGCTGCACCAATGACGTTTATGTGCGTCGATTCGTTTACGCGTATGATGGAGATTCTGGAAAAAGATTATCAAGAAATTCCTATGGTGATCTCGCACCTTACTCCATCAATGAGCATGGTCTTGTTTGTCAATCACGACTCAACCACAAGCACTGTTGTAGTGACTAAGCGCACAAAAGAAAAAGAACAAGCTTGTATTGTTTTTGGTGGAGCCTCTAACGGAACTTCATTTTCTTTAAATCCTAATCCTGCTTTTCCGGTAGAAACGTAATGACAATACCACCATACTTAATTAGTGCCATTATATTTTTAATAGTCCAAACAACTACCGCAGTGTGGTGGGCCAGTAGTATATCTAATGATGTTGAAATGCTTAAACGTGACAGAGATGACATGGCTATGATTATAGATAACTTAGATGTTTTATCCTATAGATTAGAAACATTAGAAAAAATGTTACAACGAGTGTTGGGCCCAGAGGCTAGATAATGGCTGAAAGAAAACAAAAGCCAATACCTAAAACTACTACAGGAAAAAAGCCTAACTTTAGAAAAACTAAAGCAGGCGCAGGAATGACAAAGGCGGGAGTAGCCGCTCATCGCAAAGCAAATCCAGGATCTAAACTTAAAACAGCAGTAACAGGAAATCCTAAGAAAGGATCTAAAGACGCTAAAAGAAGGAAGTCTTATTGCGCTAGATCAGCAGGACAATTAAAAAATTCTAGCGCTAAAACCAGAAATGATCCTAACTCAAGAATAAGGCAGGCACGACGAAGGTGGAAATGCTAATGGCTAAGAAAGGATTGTACGCAAACATACACGCAAAACGAAAAAGAATTAAATCTGGCTCTGGTGAGTCTATGAGAAAACCTGGGAGCAAAGGCGCTCCAACTAACAAATCTTTTAAAAGGTCAGCTAAAACTGCTAAGAAAAAATGAAACATTTAAAGGAAAATAATGAATCGTATCTGCAACACTTACAAAAGGCAATGTCTATATCTGGCCTTATGTTGGTTGGGAGTGCTTCTGCTTTTGTTCACAGCATTGCACCATTTGTAGCAGTAAATACTACAAGTAAGATTTGCAGTAAAGTTAGAGATAAACTAGAACACAGGAGATGTGTATGTGGGAAAATATAGTAAAAACTTGGAACGCTCTAGACCGAAGGGTAAAAATAGTAATTGTAATAGTAGGAGCATTAGCTATTATGTCCGCAATATTTGGATCGCCCTCGCCATCAGTTCCTGTGCAGTAATAGCTGGATGCCAGAGCCTAAAAGAATCGACAGTAGTAGCAACGGGCTCAGCAATAGGTGCGGGTGTTGGGACTGCGATCAGTGGGGGTGTAGGTGCACCGATACTGGGAGCCATGACGGGTGCCTTTGTGACCGATGTAGCGACGGAGGTT